AGTAGACGCACATATTAATTCCTGATACGTATCAGTTAAATCGTAAAACCCTATACCTCTACTAGACGCCAATGGCCCAGTATGTGCAGTTGTATTAACATTTAATAATGCTGTTCCCATATTATTGTATATGTTTCTCCATAAGTTATACCCAGCAAGGTTAACTGTTCCTGGCAACGATGCCTGTAAATTTATTCGTAGTTCACCGCCACTGTTAAAATAATATCTGGCTTTATTAAAGTTATCAAAAGTATATACTGCTTCACTTACCAATAAGTTACTCCACTGGTTGTGCTGACTTTGCCCCAATATCATTAAATTCCTACGTTGTGGAATTAAGTTATTTTTATTAGCGAGAACAAGATTTCCTACTGCTTCTAGTAAATTTGCTCGTTCGGCAGTTATTTTTACTCCCCTGGCAACTCTAGCTAAATTTACGTTTAATGGTAACTGTCCGGTATTCTGACCTGCAATATTAATAGAATCTAAATTACTGTTCCATAAGGAACTAGTTATTTTTACTCCCCTGGCAACTTGTTGAATAGGAGTTTGACCCCAACCAAATTTAAGTTGTGCTTTTGTTGCAGGATTAGTTGTTGGGCCTTGATTAATTACGTATGCATCAGCCCATGCCCTATTAAAGGCCGTGGTTAATGTATTCCACCCCTGGCCCGTTATCAATTGGTGCTGTATAAATGATGGCACGTTATTTTACTCCTACAACAGCCTCTATAGATCTTACTCCTGGATCATCACAATTAACCAATGAGCGACCTATCACTGTGTAGGGGTCTCGGGTCCACCGAGCTACTGTTGCTACTCCAGGCAAACTACTTGAAACTAATCTATCGCCTTTTTTAACAGGCCCCGTTACTAGTATTGGCACACGACCAACTAATGCCACTGGTACTTTTGCACCATTTCGAAAGCCTGCTCCATTTAGTATGAAAGCAGGGTTTGTAGATACAACACCAAATACTGCATCATCATTTTCAGATACAGTTTGTGTTACTTCTTCATTGCCGCCTAATTTAAGTACAGTGCCTGGCTCATAAATTGCATCAGCAGTATAATACTCTGCCAAGTCAGCAAACTCAGCTTCAATTGCAACGCCGCGGAATTTAACATCTTGTCTTATTGGTAAATTAAATCCTTTGCCAATAATTGGAAATTGTTTACTAACCGGATTTGGATTTATTGTAGTTTCTGTATCGTGCGGGGTATATGCGTCAGCACTCGTAACTGCCATTACTTGGCGTACATACGTTGTAGGCATCACCGGAACAACTTTTTCTAAGTTAAAATGAACAATTGCGTCATGATATATTCCATCTACGTCCCTAACAGTTACATACTCGATGGTATTGTTATAAGGGAACCCAACAGGAACCCAACGGATACCATCCCAAACTGATAATTGTTTACTAGTAGGTTGGAACCAAAAGTCACCTGCACGATTGCCGTCAGCTAACGGTTCTGTGTCACGCACATATCTATTTGCTATTTCTTTCCATACCCCACTACTATCGAATACGCTAAGTGCTTTGTTAGTTTTGTTAAACCATAACTGTCCAAATACTGGATTTGCCGGAGGTGTGCCATACGCAAAATTTTCTAGCATTGCTACTAAATTTTCTGCCATTACTTCGCCATATCCAGCGTAATTCTTACCAACTAGCCTAATACTGGTACTTACGTCTAACGTACCGTCAGGTATACTTGTCAGTAGCGTTCCATCTGTTTTATTGACATCATATGCCATATTAATTCCTCGTTATAATGTATTTAACCAACTTTAAGCCACTCTAATTCGTATAGTGTAACGCACTTGCAAAAGTCTATTCAGAGATTTTTGCACAGGATGGAATGTTACGTGGGTCAGTAATAATCCTCCATTTAAACTTGTTCCTTTGCTTTTCAGGCCAATTTCATCAAAAACAAATGCGCCATCATAAGAACTTGCATTATCTAATACGTCCTGACTTGCTCCTGCTAAGTTGAATGTTGTATCTGCCACTGCTGGCTCGTCGTAGTTAATTACGCAATTAACTATTAAATCAGTATATCCTAATCCATTAATGTGCTCGGTGGTAATAAAATTCTTTGTTGTATCAGTATTATTAGTAGTATCATCACCATCTATTACTTTATAAAACGTTGGGCTATATAAATCTTCGTTTTGACCATTGGTATTTGCTCCTTTATACGTAATAACACCCTGAGTATCAATGACGGTGCCGCCATTGCCAAAGTGCATTTCGTACATAGTTCCTGTACTTTTATTAGCCAAGCTAAGTGCTAACGCCATACTTAAATTTTCTGGGTTAATAGCGTTTCGTTGGTTAACATATATTGTTCCGGACTCGGGGTCAGAAATATGTAAATGTCCTTCTATTTTTAGATTTGCATATTCAATTGATAACATGATTTGCCTTTTATGATTACATATTTACCTAATTTAAATCACCCTGTTCTTGGGTTATAAATTTAGCCGCTAGTGTATTGCTTTCTTTCAGCGTTTTGCCTAGCTCATTGAAAATTACCTTAGCTCCTGAGAATTTAATGTTTCCCTGACGTTCGGTTTCTACTGGAATTGCTTGTTTTGGATCAGCATCATATACCGTTGTTCCAGCAACGTGAGTACTAATGCCAGTACCTAGCGTTCCCCTTAGCAGTTTGCCCAGTCTATTTCCTATGATTTCGTAATATTCTATGCGTTCGCCGTTGATATATATTACGCCTGGGCTTTTGAATGATACATCCACTCCGCTAAGTGCAAGCCCGTCTGCTACATCAATATATTCGTCTTGCAAGTTAAAGTCATTGATCAAAGTAGTTTTTCCGCTATTTACTATCCTGGTAAACTGCCATTGGTTGTTTAATGATTTTAACATACGGAAACTGTAGTATTCTGGAGCAGGAGATAATATAGTAACTGGCCAATGTAAATTAACTGCTACTGGAAAAATAGTTACACCCCATCCATTAAACATGTTATTGTGCATAGCGTCAGTGATTGTAAACTCGTCGTATTGGTCAGCGCCCGGAGTTCCTATTGCTCCACGTGGAACTCGCACCGTCCATCCTGCGGTAATTCTTGTAGTCTCTGCATTTTCTTCAAATACCCATCCAGATGACATGCCACCCGGTTGTCCAGTTACTCCAGACTCTATTGTCATACTAATTTGATTATCACCATACTTTGTTTGTACCAATAATTCTAAGTTGTCTCCGGCTTTGATTATCGCTAGTTCTTCGTCAGGATTCATTTCATCGCGTAGCAAATTAAATGCTCGACCATCAATATACGATTGTATCTGATCTGGACGTAGCCCGAATCCTGCGCCGTCGTACATTGAATCTAGATATGCTTGTTCTAGTTCTGGCCTAGTAGGATCAATACCCGCTAGCGAATCCCAAGGTCTACGTTGAAAGCCTGGCTCTACTATATTAAAATCTGTTCCGTCAATAATGTTAACTAAATTAGAGCCTTGTCCAGTTCTATCAAATTTTAAGTTGACATCTATAGTATATGAGTCTTCGGGGCTTATTGTTGTTTCATCATTTAAGTCTCGAGTATCTAATACTTCTCGCAATTTACTTCTGTAAGGCTTTGAGTTATCTATATATTCAATAAAATTCTCAACTTTGTCTTTCTTAAATTGTGGCTCTTGCGTTAGCCCTCTAACTGTTAAGTTATCGATATGTAAATATGTACTCTTTTGTATCCAATCAACTTTATCTTGTTCACTATAAACAAAACGTATCATAGCAAAGAATAATCTGTTATAATAGTACTGGCGTGATCCAACAAATATATCTTCTCTAAGAGCAGTTAGAATTTCATAAAATTCTTGACTAGGTTCAGGATCCCAGCGTTTAAAATCCCATGGGCCTAGATCCCATAAGTCTTGTTGCTTCTGGCTATTAAAGAGAATTTCTTTAAACTGTATAGTGCTATTTTTTCTAAATCGAAGTATTGTGGCACCTTGTATATATTCGTATATTGCATATTTTCCTATACTATCATTTTTTACTAATATATAATCAAAATCATTAATTACATTAGATAGTTGTGGAATGTCTGCCTCAGCTGTTACTCCATAGGAAATTTCTTTTTTACTGTCGTAGTTTGCGTCGACGAAATCAACTATATCATAAAATTTAGTTAACTGATAATCATATTCGCCTTTTGTAAAATCTCCTAAATGTTTATTCCAATCTGTGATTGACACTACGTCTATAGTCGCTAATAATTCGTTGGCCACTCTGATGAAGTTTCGTCGAGCTTCACTTCGATTCTTAATCCAGGTTTGCTGACTAGGACGAATTTGATTACCGTAGCGATTAAACTGATTTATTCTAGGGTCGGGTACGTCATTAGGCAACGGCATCTTAATTCTATTATTAGGTAATAAAATATATTCATATAACTTATAGAATGGTTGTTGACCAAATGCACGAGCTGTATCTTCTTCCGTGAAATCTCTAAATGCTCTATAGTAATAATTGTTTTGTTTTATTATATCACCGTAAGCATACTGATAATTATATTGATAATCATCAAATGATGCAATATAAGTAGTGCTATCGTAACCAACCATACTATCTCTTAAACGAATGTGTAGCCATTCTGGAATTGTTGTATTATTGTCCAACTCGCGCAGAACCATCCATTGACTATGTAAGTTGGTGTCACTAAGATCTGTCTTAAATTTAATTTGTATAGATGTACTAGTATCATTTAAGAATTGTTGTACACCATATATAATAAATCCATACTCACTTATTGGTGAAAACCATGGTATTCCCATTGCAGTAGGATCTTTAATAATGTTTGCTAACATACTAGTCGAATATTTTCGTGACACAGTTTTGCTCGACGGCACTACTGTTTTATCCTTGACCCAAAAATAATATTTTGTAATGCTAGACCCATCTTCAATGACATAGGTATATGTACTATAACTAGTATTTTGAACTATACCTGTTGGATAAACCCTAGCAACACCGGTTGGCAGTTGTCCGTCGATTAACGTTCCATTACTAACTGCTTCGTTGTATGCTACCGGGTCTACTGAGGATTCGGTCCATTCATATATGTCAATGCTAGATCCTGTAAATAATTTACCCCAATTTTTTAATCTATAATCCAGTGTTCCTTGTTCGTACGTAACATATTTGGCCGTACTAACGTCCCACCATACTGTACCAATTTGGGCACGTTCCCAATATGCGTCAGGGTTTATTGTTACGTCAGGATCAGATGAAATTTCATATTGGGCCGGGTCTGCTGGGCTCTTAATATTAATTTCTACATTAGCTATCGATGGAATTATTCCTTTATACGGATCCCAACGTTCTATATCTAGCAGAACTCTATCTAGCGCATGGTCATACAGAAGCACTTCATCAATAGCATACGTATCTACCATTGGCTGTTCTTTGTCGATTAAATCAAACTGCTTATACGGAATGTAGTCTCTTATTTCGTCTTGCCACATAAAAATAGCATAGCCATATAATGGCGAACCTGTTTCTTCTATAAATGCAAGTTGATTATCTATCCATGTATATCTGCTAACTGTTGTTATAGATTGTTGCATTTGCGCTTGTGAATCAAACTTTACAGGAACAAACGAGTATGCATCACCTGTGGTGCCTACAGTAGTAATAATACTATCGATTTCTACTGTGGTATTGTTTACAATTTTATCAACTCTAAAGAATCCGTCAACTGAGTCACTGCTATCAGTATTTGATATATGTAACCAATCACCGACTCTTAATGCAGTATTGATAGTTTGACTAAATGTAATGTTAGATGGTCCTGTTGGATCATTTTCATCTGCTTTAACAATGTTTGAAATTGTAAAATGTTTTTGCTGGCGTAGTATACTCCAGTTACCAAACTCAAAATTACCAACCCAAATGTTTGGCCTATCGCTACTAGTAGGATCAATTGAATCATACAATCCCTTAAGGTCTGTGGCTAGTTCAATGGAGTATGATACATGTTCGAAACTAACAAATCCCGGAGTTGGTAAATCTTCGTCATATACAATTTCATTGCTATCATTTGTAATAACAGATTTTTTACGTACTGGAAACTGTAGATTATCTATTCCAGGTCGATGTATCCATCGACTATCATTAGTCATAATATCAATTATACTATCTGTGCTACGATCTATATTACTTCTTTCAGTCGTAGGATCATAGTCAGGCATGAATCTAAACACTTGTTTAGCATCTTTAAATTCTCGTTGCTTTAATTGTAAATTCCAACTGAGTTTAGTTTCATTTGCTCCAAAGTCGCCTAATTTAAATAACCACTCTTCGTCTACTACTAGTTCTTTAGCATACGAAATATCACCTTCTATTTTTGTATTACGTAATAGTTTATTATATGATGCTGGTGTGCCTTGTTGTCTCATCATTCCGCGCTGGAACTCAAACGCAACTGTAGGATTCTCTAATAGATTACCTAAATAATTTTTTGTATTAACTCCAAGAGTATGCCTTGCTGTTTCTACTAAGCGAGAATTTAATGTACTACCTTCTACGTTAAAATATCGTGTATCCATGTCGTCAATGGTTCTGTCAAAGTTAGCAATTAACGAATTACCGTAAATTAAATAACCCGGGGCATATGGGCGCCCTTGCCAATCGGCAGTACGCTGACCAATTAATTTTAATCTATATTGTTTTAATCGTAGTACAGGATCATATATGATGTCGTTAAACACAGTTTCGTTGTCAAATACAATTGCGTGTTCTATATCAATTATTCGTAGTCTTACTCCAAATAATCCTAGTTGATTATCTTTTACAGTAATAGAAGTTAGCCCATCGTCTCCTCTATTTACAGTTACATTTGATACATCAATAGGAATACCATCTTTGTTTAGCAACGGAGAAAAACCTCTGTCTAAATAGTTAAGATCTTCTACAAATCCCCTGTCTAATTTAAATTCTAACTTATTAGCACACGGACTTAGATTAATACTATAGCCAGGATTCCATTGGGTTTCGCTCCAGAATAAGAAATGCTGAGCACTTTGTCTAAAATCTTTAATTCCAGACATATTACTATCATATTCGCCAAAAACTACCCCTTGGTCAATTATCCATTTATTATATCCTAATAGAAAATTTACTACGTCTTCGCGACTTGCCAACGTTGTACCATAGTCTAATTTAGAACTATTTTGTTCCCAGTCTATTGCTTCCTTAATGGTTAAATTTCCGTATGTAAAGTCTTTAGTACGAGTTGTTGATTTAGGACGGTAAATTATAAAGTATGGATTTACTAAATTTGTGCCACTGACTTCATATCCTTTGCCGTTAAAGGTAATTTTTACGCCGCTATAGAAAAATTCTGTATACGGAGTTCCTTTATAAAATATAATACCGTAGTTCTCTTCCGGTACTATATTTGTATCTTTTTGTGTTTTAAAACTGTCTGCTATAAATGTTAAATTACGCTTATCAGCAAATCCGCCTACTTTAAATATAGGTTGTACTGTTGCATATCTTAAATTTGTACTAAAAGAATCAGCAACCGTTTTGCTATCACTAATTAGACCTTCAACGATTAATTGCTCTAATCCATAACGGATTATTACGTTATCGACGTCGTCGAGTTCTCTGTGAAAAACATAATCACTGAGCTGTGGTCGACTACCTTGCAAGTTGCTTATGCTATACTGCGTTCTATAGAAATCAACGTCAGTATATTCTGGTTGCCAGCATTTTTCAACAAACTTATTTGGTGCTACTGTAAATTTCCACTGAGCTATATCCCATGGATAACTTTCACTATGAACCCATGCCATTTCTTGATTGCCTAAATCGCCTTGTTTCCATGCAACCTGAGCTTGTTCTTGTGTTGGCTCACTTACAATATTCGCGGCTACTGGGTCCAGTAACTGTCCTAAATAATTCACAGGAAACTCGGCGCCAGGTCTTGCATATCTTAAATCAATATACACGCCATCGCTTGGGGGAGAAACGTTTCCTAATTGTAATGCCGTTATTAATGGAGTACGCTTATTTGGATTTGTCCAGCTATATGCAGAATCCCACCACGTTGGTTTAACTGTATACCCTAACATTTCCCACGGATGTGTATGTGGCCTGTCGGTATCAAATAAATGTTTATATATTGCTCTCCAACTGCCGCCAGCTCTTGTACCTTGGTCGATAATCTCAAACGTAACACTAACATGGTCATATTGGCAAGTATCAACTAATATTAATCTACTATCAGATTCTACACTTGCTACTGTTCCGATGTCGAACCCTGCCAATGTTTTTAAAACATTACCTGCACTTACTTCTGTTAAAAATGCAGTATTGTTTCCATTCAGATCGCCTGTTGTTCCGTTTACTATTTTAGATCCATTACTAACTGTTAAGGTACCGGTACCATTTCTATTAATAGAACCTACATTACAGGAACTAAAATTCCATGTAAATTTATTGTTTTGTCGATAAAAATTGTCATTGCTATATTGTGTAACACCGTTATTTGTTGCCCACAATCTGTACAAGTCTTCTGCATACTGTAAATACTCGGCATTATTGAAACGTGTATTCCTATAATAGCCCGGGCGGCTACGATCCCACTCGAATCTATTTTCTTTAAACTTCTTAAAAATGTTATTATATATACGAGCTTCTAATTCAAATATAATGTCATCCCTATAATCTCCATAAGAAACTATCTTACTACCGTCATGACATAGTATATGTGTAACTGGAGTGGTATATGTATTGTCTGTTATAATTTCTGGCATATATACTGGCGCCATACCCAACTTTGCTAGGGTAGGTGGAATATAACAGTTATTTTTAGTTTCGTAGACAGTTAAAGTTAGATTTTGTTCGCCCGTTAATCCAGTGTTTAGTGTAATAGTAGTGTTACCTAATTCAAAGTCGCGGCCTTCTATTAACGATTGACTGTTAATGTTAACGTAAACGTGATTGCGGTATGGATCATTAATATCTACAGCAACTGGTAACGCAAATATTCTACCACTATTAGATGTTGCGCCGGGGTAAGTTATGGTATTATTAATTGCTCCCCAATATACCATATCACTAAGTGCATGTGGAAATTCTGTATCTTTACCTATGTTAATCGCGGTTAATGCTATGTTTAACATTTCTGCAGGTGTTAACTCAGTTACACTAATTTCGTTATTTAAACTTTCTATTTTTTGTAAAAACTTTTGTCTAAATGATTTATACTGTATCGAACCCCAACGTAGTGCATTAATTGGATTAGTATCGGAATTACGTAATAGTACTGCTAGTTTTAAAGAACTATTTTCTGGTTGTCCGACAACCCACCCTTCTCCTGGGTTCGTATGTATATTAAAATAATTATTTTTTCCGAACGCTTCTCCGGAAAACCCAATGGTACTTAATAGTTTACTTTTGAAATGATTGAATAAGGAATTATAACCAGCCGAAACAATCTGATTCTGGTCAGCATTTGCTTCTAATGTGCTATGTATTGCATATACACCTAATTCGATTGAACTTTCGAATAAGGCCTCGATATAGTCACCTGCTTTAAGATTGGCGCCGTCTACATATACATCCATTAATGCACGATTTATAGGATTCTGTTCCCATGTAATGCCGGCCGACTGATCATATCCGTTGACCCTGATTATAAAACTCCTAGGATCTAAGTACGTATCCGTAATTAATATCTGCCCAATTTGTCCGTTGAATGCATAACGTAATTTTATAAAATCAGGAGCAGTAATTGAAATTAGCCCAGCGTTAGCGCCGTTATTTTCAATCCATGGCAAAACTACATATCCAATGTCATCGCGATATACTGTAAATGACATACCTGACATGTTTAATATATTAGCTGTTTCGCTAATTGGAACTACTAGTGTATTTGTATTTGGGTCAAATCTTTCCCATTCATTATTTTTACTTAAACACCAGAACACAATATTTCCATATTCTTGTGTTATCATATAGGTATATGATGGTCTGCTGTCTATAGGAATTGATAATACATTATCTTGTTGCGGTTCAACTATAGTTCTACTAACACGCTGATACGTTTTTGGTGGTTCACTGCTTTTGACCCAACTATTACTTTGCATTGATTTGTTAAATTGATCATTGAAATATTGATAGTAATAGTTTCCTGGGATTTCTGTTCGTAAACCATCTGCATTATAATAAGATCGATTTCCCTGTGTGTTATTGAATACAATATTAGTAAAAATTTTCGCAAAAGGACTACTCGAGTCTACTAACTGGAAGTTAGTACTTTCATAAGAAATATTAATTCCTAATTCAGCATCCATTACATCACCAGGAGCATATTCAAATAACGTATTTCCGGCAAAGTCATTGCCAGTCCATTCGTTGTTACTACCTAGGTATTTTCCGTTATTGTCATATAAATTAAACTTAGGTGCTTGGTTATGCAATAATTTATTTTGTCCTAGTTGCCATTTAGTACCAGTATACCATAGTTCTCTAAATAAAAATGCATTGCCTTGTGTAACAAATACCTTTTGGTCATTAATCGGGATGGCGTCACTGGCCGGTACAAATTCAATCGCTGACCCGACACCCCTTACAATGTAAGTTTTATTGTTATAACTGTGATTACCATTAATAAAAAGAACACGCATCTCATTTTTAAGATGAATAGCATCAACCATATAAGCACTTTGTCCAGCTATGTCAGATGGTAATGTTCTATCAATGATTAAATTAACTTCTTGTTTAACAGTTTTTCCGTAGTCATATAATTCTATATTTTTGTTAAATTGTATGATTGGGCGGGCACCTCGTAAATCTAATGGTAGTAAGTCGGCCGCGTTAATATCTAAGAACTCACACGTAGCTTTTACTGCATCTACATGATACCATTTATTTGTTCTGCTCCATGGATTCTGATCTGTTGCGCCGCGGGCCATAACAACATATTCTTTAAGAGAGCCAGCTATTTCACTGGTATCCCATTTCTTTTGATCCCAATTGGTGCCGTCCCATGGCAAATATGCCATTGTAGAAAATATTGTTCTTGTGTCTAGTAATTTATTAGGTATTAGTTTAATAGATTCGCCAACTCCGTCTACAATAAAATATGTAGGATCAATAATTGGATTGTTGCTACTAACATATTCTAAAGGAGTTACGGTGTCCGGAGTAACTCCGTTAACTCGGATCGAAAATCCAGTGCCCTGTAGTAATACTGATGGGCTTACTTTTAATGTATCGCCTACGTTAAATCCAGAACCACCATCAAGCAAATCGATCTGTGTGACTAATCCTTGTTCAACTGTAGCAGTAACTTTTATTCCTGAGCCGTATACACTATCATTATTACCAATTAAAGGTATATTTTCATATACTCCGTCAATGTATCCAGAGCCACCGATTAATAAATTCAATGCTGTAACTGATTTTTTATTAATAAAAGAAAGTTTCATACCATTGACCAGAGTTAACGTTTTGCCGTTTGGTTGCTCTGGGCTAGTGTAAGACAGTTTTCCTAATATATCAGTAGTTACATTTATTGTTCCTTCTAATCTAATAGGACGCGGGTCAAATTTTAGCCAATAGTAACTACTGAAATTAATAAACATATCAGTGTTAATAGGAGGAGCCCACACATATGAATCACTGTCTAGTTGATCTGATTTAAAATCAGGCCAGTTGATTTTTAACTGATCTAAAAAGTCGTCGTAATTTAATGCGTCGGTAATATTACCATCTTCGTCATTTAATACAACCCCAGTATCAAATTGGTAGTCGCCTCTTATTTCTCTAGGTTCTTCTAAGTAAAAGTCAGTTGTAGGATTATATACTGTTCCACTCTTTCTACCAATATATAAATTAATATCTTCAGGATGACCTTTACTAATTAATGTATCTATACTGTTCTTTAAAAACTTTAAATTTACATCTGTCTTAAAATAGCCGGGCAAGAACGTACTGGCACTAACAGTATCCTGTTTAGTTCCTTGACCCGGGACTGTATTTTTACCTTGAACGACCGGCTGTGCAGAGAAATTATTTTTTGTCGCCATCTTATGCCTTAATTAACTTTTGTTGTTTCAAGTTAGTATCAGTTAACTGTGTAATAATATCAATATCCTTAATAGTTGCGCCGCTAACAAATAATTCGTTAGCACCACTTGTTACTTGGAACAAGTCCCCGAACGTTGTACTAGTTCCTTGCGGTACTAATACTACAGAACTGATAGATCCTGCTAACTTAGTATGTATGTAGGCCGCCAGTTCCGTAAAGTAAAATGTTTCTCCAAAGGTCCAGTTAACAATAGAAAAGAACTCGTCGATTGCCATTAGTGTTCTACTTTTAATTTCACTATCACTGAGTGATGTTCCAGCCAGTTTAATTACTTTAAATTTTCCTTTTAGCTCTTTATCTGCATAATTTCCAAATAGTATCTTATATTTACTTGGTCGATATACAATTGTATCACTACTTGTTTTAACTTCTTCCAATGCCGCAAAATTCTGATACAGCTCTTGCGGGGTTGGAGGTAATGGCATGTCTTCAATTTTGCCTGTGGCTTTTAACCATCGTCTAAATTTTAAATCGTAGTCACTAGTTAATACAAATAAATCTATAATATTAATAGAACTTGGATCAATTCTCTGATTAGACTCTGCAATATGATGCCACTGCATATACAAATCAGTTCTACCTTTGTGTGTAATACTAGTGGTTGTATCTTCATACGAAGAATCAAAAATTTGTCTAAATTTAATGCCGTTAACAGTTACATAGTCTGACTTAACAATATTACTGCCTACTAGGCCTTCAAAGATATATGGATCATCGGGTAAGAAATCACTGTTGGCATCAGATAAACTAACCACTAATTTCGTATTATCTGTAAAACTATCTTCGGCAATAAAATATTTGTCACTCTTAAACTCTGCTTTTTTGCCAAAGACTTTTGTGCCGTCAGCACTTAAATTCGATGGCAAGTAATAGAAGCTATCTTGTTCTATTTTAGTTGTTTCGTTGTTAATGGCTTTTTTAAAGTTTTCGTTAAAGAATCTAACTTTATTCACACTGCCTGAAATGTAACGAATTGATTTATGATAAACAACGTATTGATCATTCTCATAATTCACTCTAATCCACCAACTGTTGTCTTTATTTTGTTCACTTACATCACCGGCAAATGTTGTATTATAGAAAAGAGAATTTCCTATATTATTTTGACTTACGATTCTGTAAGTTTGCGTAATATAATCATAACGTATTGCAAACGGCAATTTAGTTTCTAACAACTCTTTAATTAAATTGTACTCGGTGGTGCCGAATACTTGTTTAAATCTAGGAATATATCGGATTATTTTACTATTAGTTTTAATATTTTTCGAAAGAACTACAACACCAGTGCCATCTTCTTTTCTGCCGGTATTGTTTGAATTCAAATCTTGTACACCTTGCCCGGTGCCGTATATATTGGTTACGGCCGCCCATTGCCTAACTTGTGTGTCAGGGTCTTCAAATTCAAGTAATGCACCTTGTACAATTTGTCTATTTTGTCCAACCGTTGCTAACCCTATTTTAATAATAGAGGCAAAGTTTTGGCTGACTTCGAAGCCAGTAAAGTATCCTGTGCTCTTGCCAGAGCCCAACGTAACCCTATTCCATTTAACATTTGTCGGTAAACCAGTAGTTGGCGATGGCGATTGATTATAGTTTAGTGCCGGGCTCTGTGAATAGAACATGTTAACGACCTCGGCCTCACGTAATATGCCAGCTAGATTATCAACAATTAAATTTTTAAGGTACAAGTTATTATTAACAGTATAATAGTTTGTTGTATAATATTCGTCTTTATAGATATATGCATCATCTGTAAATATATCCAAACTTTGGTTTGTACCAGTAGGATCTGTTATATTTGTATATCTACTAAATCCACTGTGTATTCTATTAGTTGCTTTAATTTTTAAAATGTTATTGCTTGTTGTCAACGGATACACACTATAATCATTACCAGTAACCATACGGTCCTGACTATAATATGAGTTCGGTGCATTAACTCTTACACTTTCAATATCTTCACTGCCTACGCTATTAGTCACATCATATTCTAAATCGGCAGTTAACGTTAAAAACTGGCGCTTGCCCACTTTATCATAGTATGCAAAGTCCCATGTGATGTTTTTCATATCTTCAGGGCGTATAGTATATGTCTCACCGTTACTACTACGTGTCCATACTCTGATAATTCCCCTAGGAACTTGGCTAAAGTATCCGTCGCCAAACTTTACACTAATTTTATCATTGTCTCGAGTAATTACGCTACATATTTTTCTGTCGCCGCTGGCAAAGCTATTATAAATGATATTGTTACCAACTAAGTTAGGCACATTTTTCCAGTTATTAACTACACTACCATCTTCATTGATTGTTTGTACGTAGACGTCCTGCTCGTTAATCATTTCGATATCAATGTCAATGACTCTATTTTCGATATAATCGTTTAATTGATAGTCGTTCTTATTCATCTGTCCTTGTTTAAAGACAACAAAGAATCCTGTATTAGCACTAGTATTGCCGGCGCCGTCATTTCTATATAGTAAATTCCACTGAGAGAATGGATCCGGTGTTTGTTCTTCGTAGTAACCTAGGTCTGCAAATGTGGGATTACATATTTCAAAATTTGAAGTTTTACTTGCTACAGATGCACTATAACTAACTGCAACCTGTTGGTCAGGTATAGTATTTAGGCTGTATAACTGACTAGTAACGCCGCCCACAGTACCTGCTTTTACAGGTGTTCCAAATGGATGGTTAGTTCCAAATACCGAATTTAATACTGTAATAAATTTTTCAAAACTATCAGGATCGTTTACGCCTGCCCATTGTAATGGTACATTAGCTAAATTTGAACCAGTGCTATCTAATACATTTTCAGTTGTTTTAATTGATTTTATTTTTAATAGGCCCTGTGCAGACACGTTACGCTTTGGGTTGTAGCTTAAAAATCTGGCTAGGCGCAATACGTTTTCTTTACGTTCGGCAGTATCAATGAAGTTCTCACGACTGTTTAAATCAATACGAAACCCTAAGTTTTGTCCTAAGAACGCTACTAAGTCAATAAGGGCAACAAACTCACTACTTTGAATCCAGTCATTAAAATCTTCAGGATAGTTAGTGCGAATGTATTCAATCATTGCCGTACGCAATGTATCAAAGTCATATGCTTTAAAATCAGCATTTTTAAAACTCTGATATACGCTTTGCCAGTTTTCTGCGGCAAATAAATTTTCTTGTCTAATAGTTTGCGCCATTGCTTACCTTTATTTTATTTCTTTACTT